AGCACCATAGGCCGCTGTTTTAACTGACTTACCAACTGCTGTTGAAAGTTTTTCACCTTGTAATAAATCTTTTGTTGCACGAAGTACTAAACCTGCCGCGGCACCACCTGCTGGTCCGCCTGCAAACGCCGCCACAGTAGTTAAGATACCTACTGCTAAACTTGCCTTGCCTGGATTTGCTTTTGCCCAGTCACTTACTTTTTTAACACCGTCTACAATTTTTGAATCTTTTGAACCAATTTTCTTTTTAAGTTCATCAAACTTTGCATCCATGTTCTTGATAGGTCCGGCATTCTGTGCCATTCTACCAAGTTCATTAATTTTGTCATCTACTTTTTTTGCTACATCAATCGGTAACTTGGCCGCCGCCAACGCCGCACCGCCAACTTTACCTGCAAGTGTTTTGTTATCACCACCTGCCATTGCCTGTTGTTCAGCACCTTGGAAGATTGCTTTAATTTGATCTGCTGTAAGTGTTGCTTCTGATAGTCTTTGATATTCTTCTAGTAAAGGCCAAAGTTCTCTTTCCCAACGACTAATGTAATGCTGTTGACTTTCTGTAAGGTCCTGCCAACTTTCAGTTAATATTGTTTGTGATTTTAATACTGTTACTTCATTTAGTTTCATAGCCTGTCCTTACAATAGTTGGAATAACTCTTTTTTCTGTTCTGGATTTAATTTAGCAAGTTGGTCTGCTATGTTTTTAGGAATAGCACCACCTGCCGCCGGAGCAGTTGATCCTGCAGGAGCAGTTGCACCACCTTGTGCTGGCTGTTGTCCTTGTGCAGGTTCATCTTTTCTAAACTGTCCTGTCTTAGGTTCGTTATCTGCTGGAGCACTTGCACCGCCACCGTCTGCTGGAGCGTCGACTTGAGCGGCTGGTGTGTCTCCTACCTTGGCTTGTCCTGCCGGACTTCTAAATGTGTCCTGTGCAGTTTTTGTTAATACATCATCTACTTGTTGTGGAGTCATCATACCTGTCAGGCCTTTTAGTCTGCCTGTTGGAAGTTTTTCTTTTGCAAAGAAATCAGCAAGGTCACCTACATCTGGTGATTTGCCTACACCAGTTTGACCTGCGAATTGCTTCCATTTTACGTTAATTTCTTTTGCTCTTTGACTAGAGTCAACTTTTCCTTGCAGTCCTGCCGCTGTTGCTTTCATGCCTACAGCACCGGCCGCCTTTGCACCTACTTTACGTGCTAAATCGCCTAATGCACTACCACCTGGCGCTTCATTTACGTTATTTTCAGACACAATATCGTATATTTTCATAGTATTTGCTCCAACTCTATTATATTTATGCTTAATTAATATAATTACCGTTTTAAATAGAACTATGGTGACACAATACCATTTATATATAAAGGGCAAAACTGAGCCAGAAGCGATTTTGCATACTATAGAAGAAGCCAATCAGGCTATGTATATGATCAAAGAGCAGAATCCGTATGAAGAATACGAAATTATAGAAACAGAAGTATCTATAGTTAAACCTGGTTTCGGACGTGATCCTGATTTACACTAGTTTGAATGCTATGTAGATGTGCTAAAGCACATCTGGTTTTCGCTGTCGCTCAAACACATAATTTCCTTATGAGTGAAGTAATAAAGTGCGAAGCACGTTAGCATCATGTAGATAGTTGAGCCACAATTCGCCCGTTGCCGGACGAACTGTATGGTTTCACATCATGTGAGTTAGCGTCACCAAACTGTTTAAGAAGATTACATATAATATGTACGGAGGCGGTAGACCTGCAACCCCCTACTTCAGCATTCGCGATATCCACGGTAAGCAGTTAGTCCCAAACAGTCGAAACTACTTGCTTTGACGGTTGCTTTTTCTCATTGCCGTCATCTTTTATGCCTAAGTTAGCATTATCCTTGCAACGCACTAGAATCTGATCACAAGATATATGACCTCAAAGTGAGTCGAGCCACCCCGACCAAACAATGTTGCTATGTATTTTTTATTTTAAGCCTTTTAGTGCTTCACGTAGTATGTTTGAACCGCCTACTCTAACGTTTATAATGCCATTGTAGTATTCGTCTTTTTCTAAAACTCTTCTTTCGAACTGTTCCCTTGCCTCTAAATAACTTGCAACGCCTCTACTTGGACAATAATAAAGTATTTCCCTTGTAAATTTGTCTTTGCCTAGTTCTTCTACGTCTGCCTTCAAGTGATCATTGGAACCCCAATAGTCTTTCCAGTCACTTTCTACTTTGCTTCTACGTTTGTTTATCTTTCCCTTGAGTGGTGGGCGTGTCTTTTTGAATTTAGCGAGTTTTTTGCCTACGTATTTGCGACTGTTAGTTGTATTTGTAATAAGATATACAAATGCTTCACAGTTTTCAGGGAGATTATCTATTGTATTTCCTTGATATGTCCAGTCGCTCATAGTAATAATACTTACTCATCACTATTTTGCGTGTCTTCTTTTTTGGCAACAAACGTATCCATGATTTCTGTTCTACGTGTAGTTGCTAAACGTCTAATTTCGCTTAACCATTTTCTAGCGGCACGTTTTGTACGTTCGCTTTTGCGTATTTCAAAGGCTTCATTGGCTTTGTAGTACTCCATATACGCCTTTGTTAGTTTATCATGTGTGTCGTCTGTCATTGTACTATTTCAATATCGTTTTCATATGAAGTAAAACCATTTTCTTTGATAACTTTTAGTACATTATTCACTCTTCCGATCAATTCATCTTTGTGTGAGATCAAATAAATGTTTTTGCTTCGCTCTCTACCCATTTTCTTAAGTACACTTAAAGAACTTTCAACACCTGCACTATCCATACCACTATCAATTAACTCATCAATAAACAACAAGTTGATATGTTGATATAAACTTTCCCATACATCACGGAAACTCCAACTCATACCAAGTATAAGTCTATTTCTTTCACCTCTACTTAAATTATCAAAGTCTAAATCCTGTCCTAGTTGTGTAATTTCTACACTTAGATCATTTTTAAACATTACACTATGTGGTAATCCAATCTTATCTAAGTAGTGTGTTAGTCTATTGTTTAGATATGCAAGGTTTTGTTCAATAATTTTCTTTCTAATAAAACTATCTTTGTTTGTTAACAGTTTGTATAAGAATTCTTGATGGTCTTTGTAACTGTTTAGTTCATTAATCTTATCCCAACTGATTTCTTGTATGGCTGTACTTTGTAAATCATCAATTTGTTCAGTATATGGATCAAGTTCTTCTTCTTTAGAAGTAAGAAGTTTCTTTAAGTTATCAACATTACTTCTATGTTCATATGCTTCTTTGGCTGTATCATAGAAAGTGTCTGGTCTTGCGTCAAGATCACCTATTTCATCAATCTTTGTTTTTACTTTATCATACTTTTCTGCTATTTCAATCATGTATGTGTGTGCATCACCATAGTCCTTCTGCATTTTGTCTTTCATTTCTTCAAGTTTGTCATCATGCAGTTCTTGACCACAAGCATAACACTTGGCACTTTCTAGATCATCTAGTTCTTTGCCTAGTTTGTGTACATTTTTATCTGCCTGTTCTAATGCACGTTCAACAGTTGCACGTTCTTTTGTTAAATTATTAAGATGTGTGTTTAATTCTGTCCAACTAGATAGTTTTTCATGTGCTTCTAGTTCTGCTTCAATATCAACTTGTTCAAGTTCTTTGATTGCTTTGTTAAGTTTATCACGTTCACTCTTATTGGTTGCTATCCAAGCCTTTTTTCTACTTTGTAAATTACCAATACTTTCAGTAATTTTTTCATTACTGGTTTTGACTGCTTGTATTCTTGCATTCTCTTCTGTGATATCATCTCTAGTAATTTTAATTTTCTCACGTAGTAAATCTGCTTTTTCAGATAGTATTGTTATACCAAGCAACTGTTCTATGATAGCACGTTGGTCGTTGTTCTTCAATGCTAGGAAAGGTTCTGTGTAAGTGTTAAGTGCCACAATGTGTTTGAACATTTCGTGGCTCATACCTAGCAATGAATTTATATCTTCTTGTGTTTTACGACTATCGCCTTGCGATTCATCACTGATTTCTTGGTCCTGACCATTAATTTTAAATTTTAGTGTGTTAGGTTTGCGTCCTCTTTCAATATGATACTCGGTATTGTCCTTTTCAAATGCAAGTGTAACCAACATAGCCTTGTTATTTGTTTTGTTAACAAGATTATCACGTCTAATGTTAGTTAATGCAACACCAAATAGTGCATAACTTAATGCATTAATGATCGTTGTCTTACCTGTACCATTCCGTGATCCACTATCGTCACCACCTTGATCAAGATTTTCACCTAAAACCAGTGTAAGTTGTTGTTTATCGAAGTCAACTGCCTGTGTAGAGTTACCTACACTCATAAAATTCTTAACTGTTAGACTTTTTATCTTAATCATTCTTTTCTAGTTCCCTGTATATGCTTAATAGTTTAGATTTTTCAAACTGATCACTTTCAATTGCTTCAATTTCTTTAGCAACTATCTCATCTACACTTTCAAATTGTGCTACATCTAGTTCTGTGTTAATTTCTTCATCTTTCGTACTAGGTATTAGTGTAATTTCTCTACAATTATACTGATTAATAAATGTTTCTTTGATAAAACTTGCTTCTTCATAACTAATTGGCAAGTCAAGTGTAACTCTTAGATACATTTTAGGTTTAATTAGTGTATCTTTTTCATCAAGTAATCGCGAAAGTTTGACTGTGCGATACTTAGGACAATTCCACCAGTTGATGTACTGAGGCTCACCTCCCTTTTCAAGTATCATCATACCACGTTCATCATCCCAAGCATCAGCATAGTTGTGAGGTAGTGCGTTACCAATGTAATGTACCGGGCCTTTAACTTGACGTTTGTGAAAGTGTCCACTGAATACATACTCTTGATGTTGGAAGTGTTCTGCTTTTAGTTCGCCTGTGTCAGGCATTTGTACCATAGCATTCATATAGAAGTTTGGCAATTCGAAGTGACCAAACATATATTTTGTTTTAATCTTAGAAATCTTTTTCCATTCATCACCTACTAACCAAGGAACAAGGCAAACATCATCTTCAATCATGATTTCATTGACCATTGTAATACCTTCGATATGTCTACCAAAAGCAATACTGTTCAAATCTCTTTTGTCTTTGTAATATAAGTCGTGGTTACCAGGGAAAAAGTAAAACTTTTCAAATGCTTTACCTAATTTTTCTAAACACCTGATAGTATAATCAAGTGTAGTGATGTTCAAACTGTTTCTATTATGGTGCCAGTCTCCCATAAAGATACCAGTTTCACAACCATTCTCTTTTGCTTGTTCAATATACCAATCGATAAACTCTTCACAGTCATCGTTATGTATTTTTGAATTAGATTTTAAACCAAAATGTATGTCTGTAAAGACAGCCGCTTTTTTAAACACGTATAAACCTCACACTTAATCCTATAAGCATACACAAAAACACGTTATTTGTCAACTTAAAATTTATTCAGAATCTTTTTTCTTACCGTAAGCCTCAGCAACTTGTTTTTCCCACTGACCTTGATTCTGTCTAGTGAAAGATGGATTCATATGATTCATTTCTAATATATCGTCACGTATGTTTTGATTACGTTTTTCAATATTAATAATTCTTACAAATGAATTTGTTACTGCCGCCGTGTAATATGCAAATGGATTATTTGATTTTGATTCGTCAAACTGTAATCCAATCTGCGTCAACTGTAAAATTGCTTGACCACGCATTTCGTCATTGTATGTATATCCTCTAACATTTCCTCTTGTTGCATACCTATCACATAATTTCATCCACATACGAGCAAGATTGTCTGTTGCTTGTCCTCCCGTAAGTGAAAAGAAACCATTCTTCATACCACCTTCCCAATGGCTTTTGCCTGCAATTACTAATTCATCTTTTGAATTGAACTTCCAATGCTGGAATGGTGGAAAGTTTAGTTTTACTTTTGTATCTGCTATTGTTTTTGGATTCTTTTTACGACCTTTTTGTTCTGGTATATGGTCATATGTCATAATTCTAAATATTAAATCTGTTTTTTCAATTTTTCTGTAATCAATTTCGCAATCTGCTTGTTTTACTTTTTCGCCGTTTAGTTTACGTTGTTCATAATCTGCCATACCTATACGTTTGGCTCTGTTTCGTTTTGCTTCTGCAATAGTTCTAATGTTAATCTTTTCAATACTAGGTAAAATGATATCAAACTGATGGTAATCGGGGTCTACGTAACTACAAAAACTGTTTTTTGACTTGTGTATCTCTTTCAGAAGGTCTCTATTGTTCAGATAATTAGTTCTTCTCATGTGAAAATTCTCCATTTATAGTGTCTATTATAATATACGTAGTTAACTTTGTCAACTAAATACTGTATAGGAGTTTGCCAAAGTATGTCAAGAAGCAATATTAAAAATAGTTCTAATTTTGACCAGAAGTTTGCTGATGAAGTTAGAGCAAAAAATTTAGGTATCAATACTTTCACTACTGACTTTAAAGCCGCAGGTGGAAAAATATCTGAGAGCGTTAGCGATTTTGCTAGTTCATTAGGATTTGGCAAAAAGATACGTTCTAAAAATTTACCTACTGACAGCGGCGAAATTGAATCGTCAAAAAATAATGTAAGTTTCAAAGGTGGTAAGAAAGACTGGCGTGTCAAATTAAGTATACCTAATATAAAAAGTTTCAATGAAAGTCCTTTGTTAAAGCCACTTGCAGACACAAATGGTTTGGTATTTCCATATACGCCAACTATTATCGTTGCTCATAGTGCCAACTATAATGCAATCGCTCCTATACATACTAATTATCCTTATTTTGCGTACCAGAACTCACAAGTGGACCAGTTGGTTATCACAGGTGACTTTTTTATTCAAAACGGTGTAGAAGCAAACTATTGGGTTGGTGCCATGCACTATCTAAGATCATGTACAAAAATGTTTTATGGCGGAGACGCATCTGAAATTGGTGCTCCACCTCCTGTTGTAAAATTAAATGGATATGGTGACTTTGTGTTTAATGATGTTCCAGTTGTAATCACAAACTTTACAATTGACTTACCGCAAGATGTTGACTACATACAAGCAGGTTTAAAAGATATAACAGTTAAACGTAGTGAGTATGTGACAGATTTTGATGATGGATCTCGTACAGGGTTAAGTTGGGTACCGTCACAGTCATTAATTACTGTAACTGTACAACCAGTATACAGCAGAAGAGAAATAGAAAAATTCAGTTTACAGAAATATGTAAATGGCGGTTATGTAGGACAAGGTAAAGGATTTATTTAATGGCAAAATATTCAGAATCAAGTCCTTGGCATAACACTCCTACAAACGATAGTAATGAATACATGGATTTACTTCGTCCAAGGGCCATTCCAGCGGCACCAGATGATGTTGTTTATGAAATAGAACCGCAATACAATTATAGACCAGATTTACTTGCATATGATTTATATGGCAATCCTAAACTATGGTGGGTGTTTGCTCAAAGGAACATGGACACAGTTCTTGATCCAATATACGATATTAAAGTAGGAAGAAAAATCTATTTGCCGAAGGGATCGTCATTGAAAAGTGTCTTAGGAGTCTAAGATGAGAGTAAATGTTAAAAGGTTAAAAGAGGCACAGAAAAGGAAAGAGGCTGAAAAAGAAGCCGGTAAAGATCAAACAGAACAATTAAACGGATCTGTCACCACATCAAACGAAACAGCAACTGGGGCACCACCATTAACAGATGAAGCAAAAAAAGAAGCCGCAACTGGTGATTCTGAATCAGATACTAAAAAAGCAAAAACTCTAAAATACGAACAAATCAAAAGAACAAATATCAAAGCAAACGAACTAGAAAAGTTTCGTAGTATGCAATATATTTGGAGTTTGTATTGTTTAACTAATGAAGAATTACGAGATCCGGATAACACCTATATGGTCGAAGGTAAAGAACCTAATGTTGTTCTTATCAAAGGCGGTGGTGGTACAGGCACAGTCGGTAAAAGAAAAGCAACTACAAGTCTTGAAAGAAAAGGCGGTAGAGTAGAATATTTTATTAATAGTGTAACGATTGATTCTGTGATAACACCAAATGGAAGAACCAGAATGAATCAAATGCACCAAGGTTCTTTTACTGTTATTGAGCCATACAGCATGGGACAGTTTCTAGAAGCGGCACAGATAGCCGCACAAATGGCAGGACATAAAACATACATTGGTGCTCCTTTTTTATTAACAGTAGAATTTATTGGACACACAGATGTAAACACTACACAAAGAGTAGGTAAAAGACAGATACCTATGATATTTGGTGATACTAGTATGTCAGTTGATGCTAGTGGAAGTGTTTATGAATGTACATTTATCAGTTGGAATTCAACAGCATATACAAATAGTGTAATTCAAATTCCTCATGATATTACTATTGTTGGTAACCAACTATCAGAAATTTTACAGAGTGGTGGTCAAAGTTTAACCACGGTGCTTAATACAACATTACTTAAACGTGAAGAAGAAGAAACAAGAACTTTTGCTGACGAGTATGTTATATTATTCCCTAGAGAAGATGAAATACAAAGTAAAAAATTAGAAACACAAAAAGAACATACAGTAGATGGTGTAACAATGACTGCACAAGAATACTATGCAACAGTTGGTGGAGAAAAAGTTAATGAAAATGAAAGAATGGACTTTGAAGCCTGGTTTGAAGATACACTAGGAGTAAGTGTAAAACGTAGTAATATTAGTGAAGCAGTAAAAGTACAAGCACTACAACAAGAAAAATTAAATGACATAGGTAAAAGTAAACTAGTAGGCGATAGTTTACAAGGTGGAGAAATACTACAATCAGGATATGGTAAAGTTTATGATCCTCAGAAAAAAGCCTTTGAACAAAAATCAAATTATATACCTGCTGACAAACGTGCATTTAAATTTGAAAAAGGTACTAAGATTACAAACATAATTGAAGAAATGGTTTTGCAAAGTGAGTATGGAAAAGAACTACTAAACAAAAAAGTTGTTGATGGTTTCCGTCCTTGGTTTATGGTGCAGTCAATGGTGTTTAATGTACCTGTCAAAGAAGTAGAAGATAGAAAAGGTAGACAACCTAAAATTTATGTGTTTAGAGTTTTACCATACAGAGTTCATGCAAGTGTTTGGATGTCACCATCTGATGTTGCACCAGATACAACACCTTTGTTAGTTAGTGTAAACAAAGAATACAACTATCTATACACAGGTAAAAACAAAAATGTTTTAAACTTTGATTTAAAATTCAATTACAGATTCTTAACACCTACACCATTAGACAAAGGTGATGATACATTAACCAAACAGAATCCAGGAGGCAATGCCAGAGGCGACGGTAAAGATCTTGGTAATACAGTTAAAGAAAAAGAAGGTAACCCAGATAAACCTAAAGTGCCTCTAAAACCGTTGGTAGGAGCAGATGTAGAGGTAATTACTAGTGGAATGAGAGCAGTTCCACAGGATACCAAAGATGTAATTGCAAGAACATTCCACAAAGCATTGGTTTATAGTAATGCTGATATGGTACAATGTGATCTAGAAATTATGGGAGATCCATATTTTTTAAGTGACAGTGGTACAGGAAATTATCAAAGTGCTGAAGGCACTACATGGTTTGAAGATGAAAATGGACAAATAGATCATGTGCGTAGTAACCAATACATTATAATAAACTTTAAAACACCTTTTGATTATGCATCAGGTCAAAGTTTGATGCAGTTTCCAACTGACACAGATGAATCAGGAGGAATGGTAGTAAGAGAATTTAGTGGATTATATCAGGTTATGCAGTTACAACACATATTTGAAAGCGGACAGTTTAGGCAGTCGCTTAAACTAAACAGAATGCTTAACCAACAAGATCTTGATACTAAAGAAAAAGGAACAGATCAAGTTAAGCCAACTGAAGATACAGGTAAGAAAAGTACAGAAGAGTAATGGCAGAAAAAGATTTAGTAACGTATAATAAAAAGGTAGAAACATCTGCAGGTCCCTATCTGGCCAAAGTAATTAATCTACTTGATTCGGAGTACATGGGAACACTTCAGGTACAGTTGATGAAATCCAACACAACTGGCGGACCTAATGAAGAAGCATCAAACGTTTATAGTGCTAGATATCTTTCTCCGTTTGCAGGGCAAACACCTAGAGTAGGTATTACAAAAAACGATGACTATAGAAACACTCAACAGAGTTATGGTTTCTGGGCAGTTCCACCTGATGTAGGCACAGTTGTACTTGTTATTTTTGCAGAAGGTAATCCTAATCAATGTTACTGGTTAGGTTGTGTACAAGACAAATATCAAAACTTTGGTATGCCAGGTGAAGCGGCAACAACATACACAACAGAAGGTACACCAGATGATTTAAAAGGCAAAAAACTTCCTGCGTCTGAATACAACAAACTTGGAGAGCATCAAGGACAAGATCCTTCACAGTTTTTAAAACCATATCAAAAAGAATTTACACAAAACCTACAAGACCAAGGTTTGCTGGAAGATGAAATCAGAGGTATTACTAGTTCAAGTGCTAGACGCGAAGTGCCTAGTGCAGTATTTGGTTGGAGCACTCCTGGCCCTGTAGACAAACGTCCAGGTGCGCCTATGGGTAGAGTAGGTACTAAAGCAGACAACACAAATATACACAGAGCAAGACTTGGTGGAACAAGTTTTGTAATGGATGACGGAGACGATAAATTTTTACGTAAAAAAGATGCAAGTAGTGGCCCACCTGAATATGCAAAAGTTATGCTTGGTGAAACAGATGGAGATGCTACATTACCATTTAATGAACACGTAAGATTGCGTACTAGAACCGGGCATCAAATACTGTTACACAACACAGAAGATTTAATTTATATTGCAAACAGCCGAGGTACTGCTTGGATTGAATTAACGTCAGATGGCAAGATTGATATATTTGCCAAAGACAGTATTTCATTAAACACAGAAGCAGATTTTAATTTACACGCAAAAAGAAATGTCACTATTGAAGCAGGTGCAAATATTGCCATGAAGGCCAGTGGATCTTATCTAGGCATTAATGGTAAAACAGATGTGGGCAGAATACAACTAGAATCAAAAAATAATACTAATGTATTGGTAGGTGGAACCACACACATAACAACTTCAGGAAACTTAGAATTGAATACACTAGGTGCTAATGCTTTTACGGCAGGCACTACAACAGATATACTCAGTGGAGGCAACCATACAGAAACCGCTACCGAAATCCATATGAATGGACCGCAGGCGGCTACGGCCGCTACCGCGTCCGCCCTGTCTACGCATGGCTTACCCGGCCACGAAATTCTCGAAGTCCTAGTGCAACGTTCACCGCAATCAGAACCTTGGAATCATCATGAAAACTTGAATCCAGATGCATTTAAAATTATTAAAACAGATAGGGATAACATAGTCACAGTAACAAATGACGTAGTTGTTGAACCTACACCAGACCCATTGCGGAAAGAAAGTACCAGTACATAGAGTAGGTAAATATTAGTATGGCACAAGATTTATATAAAAATATCAAAGTAAGCAGTCCTAACAACAAAAAAGACTCGCCTACAACAACTAGTCGTGCCTATAGAGGATTAAGCACAGTCAATCCTGACAGTAATAGTGCAACACTCTTTGACATTGGCCTTATTAAACAAGATATAATAAATCATTTTCATATAAGACAAGGAGAAAAATTAGAAAACCCTGAGTTTGGAACAATTATTTGGGACGCTTTATACGAACCAATGACAGAAAGTATGAAAGAAGCAATAGTACAAAATGTTACAGAAATTGTAAACAGTGACCCAAGAGTAACAGTAAACTCAGTAGTACTTGACCAGTATGAAAGTGGACTAATTATTGACTGCGATTTAACTTATTTGCCCTACAATATCAGCGAGAAAATGCGTTTGACATTTGACGAAGATAACGGGATAATTTAAGTACGTAGTTAATGATATAAAATAAATAGTAATATTAAGGAAAGCAAATGTCATCAACAAATAGACAAAACAGACTATTAGTAGCAGAGGATTGGTCCAAAGTATACCAATCTTTCCGTAATGCTGATTTTAAATCGTACGACTTTGACAATTTACGTCGTACAATGATAAACTATCTTAGACAAAATTATCCAGAAGATTTCAATGACTACATTGAATCGAGTGAGTATCTAGCATTAATTGATCTAATTGCTTTCCTAGGTCAAAATATTGCTTTCCGTATTGACCTTAATGCTAGAGAAAACTTTTTAGAACTTGCTTCACGTAGAGAAAGTATTTTACGTTTAGCAAGATTATTATCATACAATCCTAAACGTAACATACCTGCTAACGGTTTGTTAAAAATGGAAAGTATTACTACAAGTGAAGATGTAATAGATAGTAACGGAACTAACCTTAGCGGACAAACAATAATTTGGAATGATCCAAGTAACCCTAACTGGCGTGAACAGTTTGAAAGAGTTCTAAATGCATCACTTCCTAATAGTA